CCTACGTTACAGGGAGCAATCAAGAGAGTAAATGCAAATAACCCTTCGGATATTGAAAGTCCTGAGATAGAAGAATTTTATCAATATGATCCTAGTGCAACTCAGAGTAAAAATGCTTTGGGTGCGATAGGACAGACACCTTTCTCTACTAAACAGAGACCAGTAAAGATTGCACCAGATGCCATCACATTCTGTCACTCAGGTTTAGTTGACAGAAACAAACAAACTATTCTTTCTTACTTACATAAGTCAATCAAAGCACTCAATCAACTTAGAATGATTGAGGACTCTCTTGTTATATACAGGTTGAGTCGTGCTCCAGAAAGAAGAATATTCTATATTGACGTAGGTAACTTACCTAAGTTAAAAGCGGAACAATACCTCAAAGAGGTGATGAACCGTTACAGAAACAAATTAGTTTATGACGCATCAACAGGAGAAATTAGAGATGACAGAAAACACATGTCCATGCTCGAAGATTTCTGGCTCCCCCGACGTGAAGGCGGAAGAGGTACTGAAATCACTACGTTGCCAGGTGGACAGAATCTTGGAGAACTTAGCGACATCGAGTACTTCCAAAAGAAATTATACCGCTCACTAGGAGTTCCAGAATCTCGTATTGCTGGATCAGGAGAAGGATTTAATCTTGGTAGATCATCTGAGATACTAAGAGACGAAATCAAGTTTACCAAGTTTGTTGGTAGAATGAGAAAGAGATTCGCAAATCTCTTCTTAGATATGTTAAAGACTCAGTGTATTCTTAAAAACATTGTCACTCCAGAAGATTGGGAAACATTATCAGATCATATACAATTTGACTTTGTATATGATAACCACTTTGCAGAACTCAAAGAGACTGAACTTTTAAACGAAAGACTCGGAGTAGTTGCTGCAGTAGATCCTTACATAGGCAGATACTTCTCATTAGATTATGTTCGTAGACATATTCTGAAACAGAAAGATGAGGAGATCATCGAGATCGACAAACAAATGGCAAAAGAAATTCAAGATGGCCAAGTCGCTGATCCAATGGAAGTACAACAACTCGGATTGGGAATACATCCAGAACAAATGCCAGGCGGACAATTGAACCCAGATCCTACAGGAATGGGTCAAATGCCACAAGATCCAGAGATGGATGGTGGTGCCACAGAAGCTCCAGAAATGCCCAAAGGTGGGGAAATATAAATAATACTAGTCTAATTCTATATTAACACTCTATGGATAATGATTTAATTGATATGATTGCTGCAGGCGAAGAAGGTTCTGCGACGGACATACATGACAAGATCAAAGAACTCTTGTATGCAAAGTCTGCCGAGAACATAGATCTCGTGAAACCAGCAGTTACCGCCGACATGTTTGGTGGGCCTAATCCTTACTTAAATGATGGGGAAGAGGTAGAGGCTGAGCCAGCTGATGGCACACCTAGTTCTGTTGAAGACGCAGCAGAAGTTGAAGCACCTACTGCTGAAGTAGATGCACCTGATGATGAGAAAGAGGAAGAAAAACCTGAGGCTTAACTAATGAAACTCATTACAGAAGAAATCGAAACCGCCAAGGTTCTTATCGAAGAAAAAGACGGTAAGAAGAATATGTTTATTGAGGGAATCTTTTTACAAGGAAACCTTAAGAACAGAAATGGTCGTTTTTATCCTACAGAAACTCTTGAGAAAGAGGTAAGCAGATACAACGAATCATTTGTTGGTAAAGGACGAGCTCTTGGTGAGTTAGGACACCCAGAAGGTCCGACTGTTAACCTAGACAGAGTTTCACACAAGATTGTAGATCTCCATAGAGAAGGAAACAATTTTGTTGGTAAAGCACAAATCCTCAATACACCAATGGGTAAAATTGCACAGTCATTATTAGATGACGGTGTTACTCTTGGAGTATCGTCAAGAGGAATGGGAAGTCTTAGAGACACTAGCGAAGGCTATAAAGTTGTCGGTGAAGACTTCATGCTTGCAACTGCAGCTGATATAGTTGCAGACCCTTCTGCCCCTGACGCTTTTGTCAATGGCATCATGGAAGGAGTTGATTGGATCTGGGAAGCTGGAATCTTAAAGGCAAAACAATCTGTAGTGGAAGTTGTAGAAGAAAAGACTATGACTCACCCTGCGATTGCTGTTGCTGAACCTGAGAAGGTAGTAGAGGCCGCAATTGAGAAGACCCAAACAACTATAAATAAATTAGTAGATCAAGGTCAACTTGACGAGAAGAAGTTGGAAATCTTCCAAAACTTCTTATCAAATCTTTGATTTAATAAATAAACATAGATTATACGATATCTAACACGTTTAATAGACGGAGAGTTCAAAATGTCTCGTGGAGATTTACAAGAAATGGAAGTAAAGACACAGCAATCTAAAACCGCTGTAAATAGTGGAGCAGGCAAAGGTGATCCTATGCCAACCACACCAAATTACGTTCCTGATGGTCAAGGTGCTGTTGAAGATCTTGGTGGCCCTACACCTGAGAACTCGAAGCCTGATGACAACAGTAACATGCTTAAGACACCAACTGGTACTATTAAGCAAGTTAAAGACGTGATCACTAAAAACGCTGGGAAAGCTGATCCAATGCCAACTGCACCTAAGTATGCCGAAGAGGCAGAAGCCGACGAATCACAAGAGGTTGTCGCAGAAGAGGAATCTACTGAAACAACTGAGGAGAAAGTCGATTTAAACTCCGCCATTGAAGAAGATGTTAACGCACTTCTATCTGGTGAGGAATTATCCGAAGAGTTTAGAGAAAAGGCAAAGGTAATCTTTGAAGCTTCCATCAATGCGAAGATCACTGATATCGAAAACCAACTAAACGAAGAGTACGCTACTAAGTTAACTGAGGAAGTTGAAACTATTAAAGTTGAACTTACTGAGAGAACAGATGCTTACTTAGAGTACGTCGCCCAAGAATGGTTAGAAGAAAATGCTATCGCAGTCGAGAACGGAATCAAGACTGAGATGACAGAATCATTCATGGAAGGCATGAAAAAGCTTTTTGAAGAACATTATGTAACCCTACCTGAAGATAAATATGATGTCCTAGAAAATATGGTGGACAAACTTGATGAAATGGAAACCAAGCTCAATGAGCAGATAGAAAAGAATGTTTCACTCAACCAAAAACTTGGTGAGTCAACTGCCCAGACTGTCTTTAATAACGTTGCTGAAGGACTTGCAGTATCTCAAAAAGAGAAGCTCCAAAGTCTTGCAGAAAGTGTTGAGTTTGAAAGTGAAGAATCCTATCGTGGAAAGATCGAAACTCTGAAAGAATCTTATTTCGGACAGAAGAAGACAACATCCACAGCGTCCGCTCCTCAAGAACTAAAAGAAGAAGCAGAACACGTTGAGCCAGCTACTGGTGCAATGGCTGCCTATCTTGACGCACTTGGACGAATTAAGTAGGAACTCGTTAATTTATAAAACAACCTAACAAGACGATGCAACAAAACATCAATTATCAAGCACTCACTGAGAAGTGGGCGCCGCTTCTAGACCACGAAGGTTCAGAAGCTATCAAGGATCAGCATAGACGTAATGTTACTGCTGTACTTCTTGAGAACCAAGAGCAAATGCTCAGAGAAGAGAATGCTTTCCAGTCACTAACTGAGGCATCTCCAACAAACTCCGCTGGAACAGGTGGATTCACAGGTTCAGCTGGAGCAGCAGGCCCTGTTGCTGGTTTCGATCCAGTACTAATCTCATTGATTAGACGTGCAATGCCTAACTTGGTCGCATACGACCTTGCTGGTGTACAACCAATGAGTGGTCCTACAGGACTTATCTTCGCAATGAGATCCAGATTCACTAATCAGAGTGGAACTGAGGCTCTATTCGACGAACCAGATTCAGCATTCTCTGGACAGAACAGTGCTGAGAACCTAACAGCTGGTATGACAGATACTGCTGCTGGTTTCGGTACAACATCACAGAGTGGATCAAACCCAGGCGTTCTTAACCCTGTTGGTTCTGCAACTACATCTGCATATGATGTTGGTCAAGGTATGACAACTGGAAACTCCGAATCTTTAGGAGACGGTGCTTCTAACCATTTCCAAGAGATGGCGTTCAGTATTGAGAAAGTTACTGTGACTGCGAAGTCCAGAGCACTCAAAGCTGAGTACAGTTTAGAATTGGCTCAAGACCTCAAGGCAATCCACGGATTGAACGCTGAGTCTGAGTTGGCAAACATTCTATCAACTGAAATTCTTGCTGAGATAAACAGAGAAGTTATTAGAACTATCTACAAGTCCGCAGAACAAGGTGCTACAATTAACACTGCAACTGCTGGAACATTCGACTTAGACACAGACTCCAACGGAAGATGGTCAGTTGAGAAGTTCAAAGGACTTCTATTCCAGATTGAAAGAGATGCGAACCAAATCGCACAAAGAACTCGTAGAGGAAAGGGTAACGTTGTCCTTTGTTCTGCTGACGTTGCTTCTGCTCTAACAATGGCTGGAATCCTAGATTACACCCCTGCACTTAACGCTAAC